GTGGGTTGCGCCGTAGTAAGAACATCGACATAGACTTCATAAATGCTGGTTTTATCAGCCGTTGCTGTTGCATTATCTGAAAACTTAAATACTAAATTGTCAATAAGAGTTTGAGTCCATGCAGCGCCGTTTGGAGCGCTTGTCATGTTTAACGCAAAATCAACCGTCGAAAGAGCCAAAGTATTTTGTTTAGTTATTGGGACTGAGTAATAAACGGTTCGACCATTACGGTCTGTAATTACACCAAGGCTGAACTGAGCATTACCCGCTGTTCCAACTACGATTCTTGCCCTAAGATTTACAGATAGAACCTGCTCTGTTGCTGCAAGAGTTGTGGTGCCAAACTCGCCCTCATAGAAGGCTGGAATGGTATTACTTGTTCGTGTGATAAAAGTTGAATCACTATTATCTGCTAAGGCAGCGTGAACTGACGCCGAACCTCCTGAGATAGTAAAGAGGGAATCATTGTTCCAGTTGGCATTAGGTCTTAATACATAGGTAGCCATTATTTACTCGCTAACTGTCGGGCTAAGGTTGCAAAAGTTTCTTCAATCCGTTTAGTAATAATACTTGCTCTTTCTTCCTCATTAGTTGCAGAAGAAGTATCTACATAGACTTGGAAAGCGCCTTGCTGAATGAAAGTTTGGTTGCCGCTTCCTGATGTGCTTAAATTTGACCTTTGTAAATCGCCCAATTGTTTTGAGGCTGTAGCAATCTGCTCATCAAATCCAACTCTTGCACCATACTCACCGATTACTGCACCTGTGAACTGAATTTCCTTTTGCAGTCTGCTAATCTCATTAACGGCAGTCTGACCTCCGCCGAGAATAGAGGCTGCGAGTTGCGCTCCCTTGATTGGTCCTTCTTCAATGATTGACTTCAAAGCATCCGCATCTAGTCCCATGTTCTGAAGTTTGTAAATTTGTCCTGCAAACTCTTTGCTCTTATTGAGTCTTTGTTCCATGTTAGTAATTAAAGACTTAGCCTTTGGTATAAAACCATCAGGCAACTCAACACCCTTGAGACCAGCAAAACCTACGATTGTGTCTTTAAGGCTCTCGGCAAAATCTCGAGCCGCTTGTTGTAAATCGTCAAGTACACCCTTGATAGAGTCAATACCTGACTGCATCGCCTCACGAATAGTCTTTAAGCGGGCTGCCATTTTTTCTGCATCTGCTGCTGCTTTATCTGCGTCATCGCCCTTCTCGGCTGCGTCTGTGTATTTTTTCTTTTCTTCTTTAAGAATATCTCCAAAACCAAGACCTTCTTTGAGGCTCTCTTTAACTTTCTCAATAAAGTCACCGATTTTACTTCCAATAGCATCTGCAAAATCTGTCTCGTTAGCAAACTCAAACATTGTTGCAGAAAGACCAAGAACGAACTCTCCAGCCTTATCAACTTTTGATGCAATGCCATCAATAAAGTCTCCTACTGTACGAGCCATGTCAAAATCTTTAATTTTCTCCATGCCGTCTATGACGGTGCCTAAGGCTGTAGAAGCGTTTTCTCCGACCTTGCCAAGAAAGTCTCCAACAGTACGAGCCATGTCAAAGTCTTTGACTTTTTGAATACCATCTATGACAGTACCTATTGCATCCGAAGCCTTTTCTGCAACATTTGTAAGAAAATCTCCAACAGAACGAGCCATGTCAAAGGATTTTACTTTATCCATATTTTCAATAAGAAATCCAAGCGCTGCTGAGGTAACTGATGCGCCCTTTACCAAACCATCACTTATTGCTTTTCCAAAGTTGATTTCTTCGGCATCTTTAATTGCATCAATAACGGTGCCAAGCGTTTCAGATACTTTTTTACCACCAGTAATAAGGGCATCTATACCAGTTCCAGCAAAATCTTTCTCGCTAAATTCCGTAACTTTTGCGCTAAATTTTCTGAGTGTTTCTTCTGTTACATCTAAGGCTATTTTAGTATCAACTCCAATGGTTTTAACACCGTTTACTAATTTTTCTGCTCCAGTAATAATACCGTCGAACATTTCTTCGCCAACACCAACCACGCCTGAAGCAAAAGTTTTTATAAGTTTTTCAGTAGCATCTAAGCCTTTATTCAAAGCATTTGCAACCTTAGGACCGACCATTGGAATGTATTCAAATAGTTTTGCAATCCCGCGTATCCAGCCTGTCATTGCATTGAAAACCCAACCAAGGAATTCACCGATTCCATCAGCAATTACATTTAGAAACTTAAAGATTCCTTTGCCAACATAGTCAATTACATCAAGAACTTTCAAAAATACGGACCTGACTACATTAAATAATCTATTAAATGTATTAACGAGGGTTCCAACTGCGCTAACAATTTCTGCAAAAATGTTAATAATTCCGCTTACAATAAAACCAATTACTCTAATAATGGCATTGAACACACTTGTCACGACTTTATACAGCAAGTTTTGAGAATCAAAAAGATTTATGTAGAAATCAATCCAATTTTTGAATACACCCAAGATAAATTTAACTGCAAATAAAATTGATTTAATAATAAAATTAAAGACAGTTTGAACGACTTCAGCAAAGGTGCTATTTGTTTCCATGAGACTGATAAAACCGTCAATTACATTTTTTGCCATTTGTAAAAAGAATGTAGCAAAGGTCAAGATAACATCTATAACGAACTCAAAGACCTTGACTACAACATTACCAAAACCCAATACAGTATTTTGAATATAAATAGAACCGTCAATTACATTTTTTGCCATTTTTAAGAAAAATTGTACAAAAGTTAGAAGAACATCTAAGACGAACTCAAAGACCTTAACTACAACATTGCCAAAATTAAATACAGTATTTTGCAAATACACAAAACCATCGATTACATTTTTTGCTACACCTAAAAAGAATTGAGCAAAGGTCAGTACAACATCCATAACAAACTCAAAGACTTTTGCATAGATTTCTGCGAAGAACCCTAAAACCCGAATATACTGAGCAAAAACATCTAGGGTGAAACTTATTAGTTTGGCGATATGTGCAAATACTTGAATGGCAAGTTTTACTACAAAATTAAATACCTTTCCAAAACCTTCTCTAAAGTCCTCATTGGTTGTTAATAGATAACCAAAGGCTGTCATCAAAGCAATAACTAAGCCGATGACTAAAGGTATTGGTGTGGCGAACATGGCAATGTTAAGCAATAACATAGCCATTCTTAAACCCTTGACAATAGTAGTAACCGCTGTTGTTGCCGCTCCCCAAACTACTGTTGCTGCTGTCATGAAACCAATAACTAAAAGGTAACTTCCTACGACAAGAGCAACACCAGCAATTACCGCACCTAAAATCTTAAAAACAGAAATGTTTCTTTGGACAAAGCCAATAACTCCACGCACAATTGCTGCCAAGATGTTGATTGCTTTTGCAAGAACCATGACGCCAACAGCACTCACAGTACCCATGATTTTACCAAGTTGGACAATAACTGGCACTAATGGCTTGAAGGCTGAGAAAAGATTTACTAAAGCCTTACGCACCTGAGTTGAGGTGAGAGCCATGGCGAGCAGAGCGACTGGGAAAGGTTTTAACTTTGCAAAAACATTCCCGAGGATTGGAACTCCTGGGAGAAGCGCTCTTCCTGCAAAAGCCGAGAATCCAGCCGCGGCACCAGCAATAACAGGCAATAACATCTCAAATGTTTCGGCTAATTTTTTAGTGTCGGGTATAACTCTCTTTATACCTTTTCGAGCATTATCGGCACTCGTATAAACGGTGTCGAAGCCTTTAATGGCTTCTGTAATCTTTTTGACAAAATCTGTGATTGGTTGTGTAAGTTTTGTAAAGACTGCCTGTAACGCCAAAAGAACCGCTTGGAAGGTTGCGTTTTTCTCAACTGCTTTTGTGATTGCTTTTTCAAGGTCGTAAGTTGCTAAAATTATTGGACCAAAGGCTTTGAGTAAGACATTGCCCATGGCGACTTGCAACTCATTGTGTAAACGGGCAAAGGAACGCAAAGTCTTTCCTGGAGATTTCATTGCTGCTTCGTAAGTACCAAAAACCTTGGTACCTTCTTTCATTACACCTGCAAGGACA